GCCTTGGAGTAACACACTGCTTGCGACATGACACATAAACAAAGACTTACCAACACCAGTGCCAGCGAGAGCAATATTGAGTGTTTTATTTGGAATACCACCCTTGGTAATCTTATCGAAAAATTCCAAGTCGAACGGTATCTTATCTTCTTTTCTGTGATAAGATTCGTATCTTTCGTCGTAGTCTTGTAAGTAATCATGTCCTATATGATTATCGAAAGACACAGATAAAGCATCGGACAAAATACTAGGAATAGCATCCCTTCCTTTAGTATCATCCTGTCCATCTGCTAATGCAATAGATTCCATCAGTGCCAAATATATAGCACGTTCTTTACACCACTTCTCTGTAGAATCAATTAACCATTGATTCTCTACAACATCATCAGTAAGAGAATTATTAATATCTCTAACTTCTTTAACTTCACTGTCAGTTAGATCATTCCTATTTTCCGTTTCAATATTCAATGCTTCTATTGTTATAGCAGAACCATACTTAACAATAAACTTTGTTATCTCTTCAAAGATAATCTTTTCAGTTCTCTTTTCAAAATAAGTAGGTTGAATGAATGGAATAACTTTGCGAGAATACTCCTCATTAAATATAAGATTCCGAAGAATCGTTGTTTCAATTCGTTCCATAACGACAACAGAATGATATGCTAATCCGTGTTTTGTTCTCCTTAAAAGGAGTGACTAGATGAATAAGATAAGATGGGAATATAACTAATACTCCTGCAACTGGATAAAAAGAATAGTGTCCCATATTATAAGGACTAATTTCATCCACTGCTTCTAGATGTGTTTTTATAGCATAGGATGGATCCTGAAAAACAACAGCACCTCCTTTACCATTCTTACCACTTCCAGGTATTAGAGTAACATTCTCTTGGTAATTAAAATCATATTCGTCTTGTATTATATCACCAATTGGATAATAAACACCAGTTAATGCAGATCTTCCATGATGATGTGACATATTGAAATCACCACATCCATTAATATTACTCCATAATTGATATACTTCCAATCCAGATTTATTATGTGTTTGATTACAATAATCATTACAGCACTTTTCAATAATGGTTTGAAGTTTATTAAAACTATTATACCTATCCTCCATTCCAAAAGAACTATGCCATCCTCCCTTATTACTCATAAGTTCTCCATGAGAATGTCTATTCTTTTCAATAAAAGAATCCTCTACCAATTGCTCATTCATCTCATGAAATTCTTCACCAAGATTATAGATGCTAATTGGTACAGGAAATACTGGAAATACTCTGTTAGTTACCATATGCAAAGTGCTGTTTAGCAACAGCATCAAGTTTCTCCATTATATCATCAGTAAAGTAATCCTGCGGATTTCTTAATATTTCTTTTGCATATATCTTTTTGCCATTGAATTCATAACGTCCTGCAACATTCTTCCACATACCACCAAGTTCACCAAGTTCTAGTAAACCATAGTAACGATCAAGTCCACGTTCATCATAATACAAACGTATCTCAACTTCTTTATTTTCTTTACTTAAACGTGACTTATGAGTCTTTGCTTTAATAATGTTTCCAATGACTTCTTTTCCGTCTTTCTCTTTTTTCTTTGAGAGATATATGATTGTACTTGCGGCATATTTGAGACCAGAGCCTCCTCCCATTTCTTTAGTAGGGACATAGGAACCGATGACATCATAGGTATGATTAGTGACAATTAAAGGAATGTTTGCCTGTCCTAACTTCAAAGTCAACATTCTAAACGCACCTTTGACAAGTTGTGATTTAGTCATATCACGAACCTGTTTATCATCAAGTGCATCCCTGATTTCTTTTTCAGTGGAAAGCATTCCTAAAGAGTCTAACACAAACATACATGGCTTGCGATCCTCTGTGGGGGTTTTAAGATAAATGTCAACTGCCCTAAGTGCCTTTGATCTAAACTCTTCGATGGTAACTACATTTACTACCACCAATCTCTTCATATCTACACCACGAGATTCAAGTAATCCTTTATTAACAGCAGCTTCAGTATCGAAATAAAGACAGTAACCGTCAGGGTTATTGTCCAGAAAATTCTTGACAACTGCGAGGGAGAAGAAAGTTTTCCCAGTAGAGGACTCACCAGCGATGGCAGTAATCTTATTGCTAGATACGCCACCAAAAATGGAACCGCTAACCATTGCATTAAAGATGTGCGAACCTGTGTCGATGAAGTCTTCTTCTTCGTTGATGTCTGCTGCGAGTTGGGTGTAGTCATCACCTATTTCTTTGACAATTTCTTTCAAAAAATCCATTAAATACTAATTCCTTTTTCTTCACGTAAAATTTTCTTGTATGGTCCACCAGGATTAAGTTCCCTGACTTCCTTCACTTCTTTCAAAAGATGATACAATCTAGCATCTCCCCCAAGAGAAAGAGCATTTATTATTGTCGATAAATCTTTATCGTTGATAGGTAATTCCATTAAGAGAAGAATGATTCTAAGTTTACAGTTTTTTCCACGTTCCATCCTATCGCATCAAGGATGGCTTTAAGTGGTTCTACGAAACTCTTCTCAAATTGTAAATCATAATCGATGTATTTGTCAAGTCCAAGTTCTGTAGGAAATTCTTGAATAAAGGAAACTACGTTCTCTTGGATTATATTTGGTTTTTTCAGATAAATGAACTTGACTTTTTCTCCGTTACCAATAAGTGAATACTTATTAGTTAACTTTTTCTTACTCACATAGTGATTAAAAAGAAGAGCACCACGTATATGTATGGGAGTTCCTTTTGCATAGATTGTAGAAGATGCTTTATACTTTCTAACATCAGATGCAGTCCTTGGGAATGCTATATCTTCTGGTGGAAGTTCTTTAAACTTTCTACGACAATCATCAATATAATCAATCACCTCATCCTCAGTACCATTCATCACAAGTTTAAGTCCATCCTTAATCATTGTACGACAAGGTGCTGGTGTTGAGGATTTAACTGCCTCAATACCCATCATCTTTAGTTTAGGTTCTTCATATCGAACACCCTCACTATCCCATACATTAAGGATATATCTCTTCTTAGCAGTCCATATACCACGTTCAGCAATATTCTCCCTCTTCATGAACATCTTCTGATCATAAGCATTTACGTAGGATGCCAACGCTTCATAAGAACCCTCAATAAAAGGCTCAAATTCAGTTTCACACACCTTGTTAAGGAACCCAACAACGCCCTCATTAGTTTTCTCTCTCCCCTTGTATACAGCCTCAACCAGAGGACCCAAATTAAGATAAATGGAATCGGTATCAGAAGCAATAACATAATCCTCTCCTTCAGTTTTTAAAATTTTATTAATGTGAGCATTCATCTTATCTTCTATCCATCGAATAGAGACTTGCCCACTTAAGGTAATGGCTTCAGCGTTAGCCAGTTTGTAATATCGAAAATACTGATTGCCAATAGCACCATAAGCAGAGTTAAGTTGAATCTTCCTTGCCATCTGGATGTTGTTACATCTTGCGATTTCTTTTTCAAGAGTTTTTGTTTTCTTCTTTTCATAATCCTGCTTTGCCGCAAGCATCTTCTTCTTGTATATCGTTCTGTCCTTATAAATCTTCTCCATGATTTCAGGAAGGAACCCACGAACATCCTTCCTATATTGAGCTCCATTCGCACAAACTGCATAATCCCCATCTATTACCTCTTGCTCTTGGAGGAGTCTATCAACTGTAACGGATGGATGCCTTCGTTCAATGAGGGTTTCGGGTGAAATATTATATTGCATAATAAGATGAGGGTACAGACTGTTGAGGTCAAAACTAACCACCCAATCATACTTTCCTGGAATCGGTTCCTTGACATAAGCACCTGCGTATTTTGCGTCCTTATCGGATCTTTCTTTTGGAGGAATAACAATGTTCTTCTTCTTTAAATAATTATAAATTATGGTGTCCCACATACGAACTTGATAGAATACATCAGCATAATTTACCTTAGCATCATATGCCATCGTAATGGCAAGTTCGATGAGTTTCATCTTGTCTTCCATACGGTCAACAAGTTCAACGTCAATTATATTATACTCTACAAACTTTTGCCAACCCTTTGTGTAGAAGTCCTTAAATGTATCAAACTCAGAGTGATCGAGTTTCTTTTGTCCAAGTTCTACACTAGCAATATAGTCCAAACGATATGATTCTTGTGCCTTATAAGTAAACTTCTTATAGAGATTAAGATAGTCTAACTGAGTAACACCACCAACATCATATGCAATGTTCTTACGTCCAGCAATATAAACTTCTTTCTCTGTCACCAATCCCCAAGGTGACATCCTCCGCATCAATTTCTCACCTAAGATTCTTTCAAGACGACGACAAAGATATGGAATATCATATAACTCACTATTCCATCCAGTAATAACTTCTGGAGTATTATCTTCAATCATCCACCAATTAATAAAATCAGTTAAAAGTTCATACTCAGTTCTAAATGCTTTATACTTTACATTCTTTTGTTTATTGTTGAATGGACCTAAACCCCATGTAAGAATTTCCTTTGTATTATAATCCTGTAAAGTAATAAGAAGTATTTCTTCTGCAGCAGATTCTACATCAGGGAATCCATTCTCTGATTTAACCTCTATGTCAATTGTGGTTATCTTTATCTGGTTTGTGTCAAACTTAATTTCTTCAGAAGGATACTTCTCAGAAATATACTGATAGATATATCGATCATTACCATATATTTTAAAATTCTCTACACCATCATACTTCTTTATAAACTCACGACAATCACGAACAGAACCAGGTTCAATTGATTCAACATATTCTCCTTCTAAGGTTTTATATTTCGTTTTATTTTTAGAAGGAACAAAAAGGGTTGGATAAAACTTCTCACGAGTTGCAAAATGTTTTCCATTCTCAACACCACGAACCAAGAAGTTGTCTCCAACCATCTGGACGTTAGTATAAAATCTCATTACGAAGTTAATTCAATGTATTTGTCTATAACTGTACCAGTAGGATCCGCAATTGTCAAGATATCTTCAGCACGAATCATAAATTCAGTTTGATTTGTAACATCACCTTTCCAAGGTTTCATATCATCCAAACTATTGAATAATAATGGATTAATCAATTTGCAATTAGGATCACCTATTTCAGCATCCATTTCTACAATTTCAGTGATAAGAACATTATCAGTGTCAATCAAAACACACTTAACTACTTTGTCCATTTACCTTCTCCTCATACATTTTTACTACTGATTCTAATGGTTCTACTACAGTCACAACCCAATCTGTAGGAACAACTACTTCTTTATCTGCAGATAATATAATCCAAGGTGATAAAGTAACTTCTACACTATTATCATCTTGTTGTTCTTCAGTTAGAAGCATAGGTTGTGTAGAGATAACTTTGTGTGGTCTTGTGAATAGATAACCACGAACCTTTTCCTCCGATACTAATTCTTTAGCATCAGCAATTACTTGCTCACCAGACTTAAGTACCGCTAATTTAATCGACATGATAAAACATTTCCTCTTTGAATTATAGCATAAAAAAAGGGGTTTGAAAACCCCTTTGATATTTAGAACCAGTCCTTTCTAGCGTGATGTTCTGGAACTATCTTGTTTAATTCCACGGTGAGTAATCCATCTTCAAACTTGACGGATCCAACCTCCGTATCATCTGTGATCGTCCAAACTCGTTGGAAGGAACGTTGAGCCAATCCTTTGTGGACAAACGTTCCATCAACTTCTGGTTCTTCTTTCTTGCCTTCGATATATAATTTTCCAAACTCTGTATAGACTTTGACTTCATCTTTCTTGAACCCTGCAAGTGCCATTTCGAGTTTTGATTCATGATTATTTAATTGTACCAAATTATACGGTGGATAGTTTGATTGTGGAATATCTGAATTGAAAAATCTATCTAGATAATCATCCATCCCTATGCCATTTTGTCTTATCACCTTCATTAGTTCTGGAAGGTTGGCACTGTGATATGTTGCTAAGTTAGTCATGGTTCTCCTTTAAAAGCGAGTGTGTAATTGTGTCCCCGAAGGCGACATTACTATTTAACCAAAACTACTCAAAATTGTCAGTGAGGAATACCCCAAATTTTTGTACAGTAATCCCTAATCGATCTGTCAGAAGAGAAGAAACCCGAACGTGCAGTGTTGATAACCGACATACGGTTCCATGAATCACGATTTACCCATGCTCTACTTACTCTATCTTGAGCATCTAAGTAATCAGAGAAATCTGCAAAGACACAGAAAGGATCATGATTAAGAAGATTGTCCAATAAAGGTTCAAACTTTTCTTTATCACCCTGACTGAAATGTCCTCCCTTAATAAGATTAATAACTTCCCAAAGTTCTGCACTCATATGATGCTTAGGATCATAACCATTCTGCCATAATTCTGCAATACCTTTCTCATCATGTCCAAAGAGGAAGAAGTTTTCTTCTCCTACAAGTTCACGTATCTCTACATTAGCACCATCAAGTGTACCAATAGTAAGAGCACCATTCATCTGGAACTTCATATTACCTGTACCTGATGCTTCCTTACCAGCAGTAGAAATCTGTTCTGATAAATCAGCAGCAGGATATACTAACTCACCTAATTTTACACTATAGTTTGGTAAGAAAATTACCCTCAACTTACCATCCATATCAGGATCAGTATTGACTACCTCTGCTATATGACAAATAAATTCTATAATCAATTTTGCCATATAATAACCTGGTGCTGCTTTACCACCAAAGATTACAGTTCTAGGTACTACATCAACACCATTCTTTATTCTTAGATATTGAGAAACAATCCAAAGAGCAAGAAGATGTTGTCTTTTATATTCATGTATCCTCTTTACTTGTACATCAAATATACTATTAGGATCTACAGCAATACCAAGATTATCAAAAATATAAGTTGCTAGATTGTGCTTACCTATAATTTTAGTAGATGCAATCTTCTCTAATAATTCAGGATCATATTGCTTCTCTTCCAACTTTTTCAAAGAATCCATATTAGTAATCCAATCATTACCAACATATTCATCAAGTACCTCAGTAAGTGCTGGATTTGAAGATGCTATCCATCTTCTAGGAGTCACACCATTAGTAACATTAGTAAACTTATGAGGCCACAAATCATAAAACTCTGGCATTAATTGAGTCTTAACTAATTCAGAATGTAATGCAGCAACACCATTCACATGATGAGAACCAACAGTAGCAAGATGTGCCATACGAACTGCCTTATTACCATTCTCATCAATGATGGACATTCTCTCCAACATCATATCATCACCAGGATAGTGTAAACGTACTACCTGTAAGAATCTTCTATTAATCTCATAGATGATTTCCATGTGTCTTGGTAAAAGAGTTTTAAATAATTTCAAGTCCCATTTCTCAAGTGCTTCTGGTAATAGTGTATGGTTAGTATAGGCAACTGATTTAGTTACTATCTCCCATGCAGCATCCCACTCAAGATGTCTTTCATCTACAAGTAATCTCATCAACTCTGCAACAGCAACTGCAGGGTGTGTATCATTTAATTGTACTTGCCAATGATGTGGGAAATCTTCTATAGGATATCCACGTTTCTCTAGACTCCTAATCATGTCTTGAAGAGAAGCACTAACAAAGAAGAACTGTTGTTTTAATCTTAACTCCTTACCTTGATCAGTTCCATCATTAGGATAAAGAACCTTGGAGATGGTTTCTGATGTAACACTCTGTTCTACTGATCCCATATAGTCACCTATATTGAATGCATAGAAATCAAATGTCTCAGTAGCATCTGCTCTCCATAGTCTTAACCTATTACAATTATTAACTCTATATCCCAATTGAAGAATATCATAAGGAACGGCAATAACCTGTTCTTCAGGAACCCAACGAACTCTATAATTTCCTCTATCCGATACATAGTTCTCTACTCTACCACCAAATCCAACATGAACTGATTCATCTGGATGACAAAGTTCCCAAGGCCATTCTCCATGTAACCAATTATCAGTAACTTCTATCTGCTGATTATCCCGTATTTGCTGCTTGAATATACCATACTTATATCTGATACCATAACCAGTAGCAGGTACTTCTAACGTAGCAAGAGACTCCATATAACATGCTGCTAATCTTCCCAAACCACCATTACCTAAACCAGGTTCTTCTGCAGTATCTAAAACTTGATCTAATCTATATCCATATTGCTCCAATGCTTCTTCTGCTTCTTTCCTTATACCTAAACTTATAAGATTGTTATTTAATTGAGGACCAATCAAAAACTCTGCAGAAAGATATGCTATTTCCTTACCAGAAGGTTCTTCCATAGATAACCAATAATTAATTATCTGATCTCTTACAGCATAACTCAATGCCATATAGAAATCATGAAGAGATGCTTTATCGGGACGTTTTCCTAAAGTATAAAAAAGACGTTCCTTAATGCCATTAGATAAACTATTCGTCAACTTTTTTCTTCTTGCTACCTATATTATACTTTGTTTCCAGTATCCAATCACCTTTGTCCTTATATGCTAATACTTTAATTTGATTTAAAGGTGCAATATCCTGTATCTTATCACCATCTACGACAGTAACCAATCCCCAATCAGAAAGAAGCTGAGCAATACGATTCCTACGCTGAACATCGTTAGAAGTAAGATTGGCATGTTTCCCATCAAGAGCGAATAGTTCTTTAAAATGGACAAGATAGTACCTTCCTTGCTTATGTAGAATATGGCAAGATTGATATATCTTTTTCTCTTTTCTTGATGCTACTCCAATTCTTGTTAGAGTTTCTCTTACTTTTAAAAAGTCATCTGGTTCACCCAGTACAACTTCTACCATCTGTTCAGGTGTCCAGGACACTTCAGGTTCCTTAACCGTACTCATCGTCTTCCTCCAGTTTCAAACTTCGATTTTATAAAATTAATTTGTTCTTTGGTTAGGATTTTTAGAGCCTGCTTTGCCTTTTCGTTACTATAACCATAATAACGTTTCACCAATTCAAGATCTTTAATCTCATCTTTGCGGAGCCAAGGAGAATATCTCTTCTTAGATCTCAAGGTATTTATAAAAAAGTCGTATTGAAGTTTCTTTGGTAAGAAATTATACCGATTCATTTCATTTGCAAACATGATTGAATCAAGATGTCCAGAGTAAATACGATTGATAATATATGGAGAATACTCCTTTTCCATTAGAGGATCTTCATCAATAAGATTCTTCTTAGTTTGATTTATTGAATTAAGCCAATCCTTGAGTTCCATAATTAAGTAGAAGTAGTTCTTTACGTTGTTGCTGATCTTTCATATATTCGCCAACAGAACGCATAGTATATGTTAAATCAAATTCAACAGCATTCCAATTATTAAATCTTTCTTTAATCAACTGATCTGAATTATAACTAATCATTATATTTACTTTAGATTTGCTACAATCATCAGCAAATTTATCATGATCAAAATGTTTGTGCATAGTACCTTTTCTGCCATAAAGATTATCCTTAATATCATAAGGAGGATCTAAGTACATAAACAACCCATCATGAATATGATTTTCAAAACAATATTCATATGAATATGAATTGATATGCCAATGAGCAATTATTTCTGAATACTCTGGTAACTTTTCGATACCACGGAGGGAGAAGTTGGAATCTGATGCTTGTTTTGAGAACGAGGAAGACTCAGTGAGACCAGAGAAACTACACTTATTAACAATATAGAAAGCAACTGCCCTTTCGATATCTGTTTTTTTACTGTCATTAATAATGTCCTTTGATTCAATAAAAAGTCCCTTTGCGGAATCTGGATTTGGATGAGTAAGTTTTAACTTCTTTATCTCTGATGATAATTCATCCCCAAACATCTGGAGATTTAACCAAAAATTTATTAATGGTTCATAAAGATCATTAACGGTAATCTTTAAATGTGGGTACAATTTGCTAATGTGTATAGCAACACTTCCACCACCAAGAAATGGTTCACGATATTCTACATACTCTCTAAAATCGGGAAAGAATTGTCCCATCTTAGTACAAGCACGAGATTTTCCACCAGGATATCTAAGAGGAGTCTTTAGTGATTTTCTGCTCATAATTTAAATGCAATTGAATTGCGTTATCAAATTTAGTATAAGTTGGTCCATGCAAGGCACAATACTCATTAAAGGTAATCATCATCTCCTTACGAGTAAGATTACAATGTTTTGCTGCCTGTGGAACATTCCATTTTGCACAGAACAACATCTCCATTGCTTCTCTAGTTTCTGGACGCATCAATAAAATCTTTCATAAGGATTACCACCAACTTGCACTTCAATAGTATCAAAGATTCTATTTAATGAACGAGCAAATCCTCTATATCCAGAACCAACATATAGTTGACCTAATACAACTGATGCTGTTGCTACACCCCAGAAGATGTAATAGAATTTAGATTTTACTTGATTTCTTTGTTTCTCTTTTGTAATCATAATAATTTCATTTTATAATTTCCATTATAGCATAATAAACAACTATTCCAGAAACAGTTCCACTTAATAATAGCATAAGTCCTAAGAAACCGAAACAATTAAGTTTAAACGGTGTCTTTTTCTTCACTCAGATCCTCTATTGTGAATATGCTATAGAGTTCCAATCCTGCTAATTTCATGGCAGTTGTTGCCTCTTCATTCTCTTGTCTATCAACAATAGAAACAACACGTTCTACTTTATATCCAGCATCACGTAATCTTTTTACAGCTTTGATAGCAGAACCACCTGTAGTAATTACATCTTCTAAAACTGTTATTTTAGAACCTTCTGGCAACTCAGGACCCTCTATCCATGCACCTGTACCGTGTCCCTTTGCTTCTTTACGGACAATTAAACCATCAAGTAACCTTTTATCTAAACCAGCAACAACTGCTACTCCAGACACTATAGGATCTGCACCAAGAGTAAGTCCTCCCACTGCTACAGAATCTTTCTCAACATGCTCCAATAACATTATACTAGCAAGAGTTAATCCTCTTCCATTCAAAGTAACTGGTTTACAGTTGACATAATGCTCGCTGGTTTTACCAGAGGAAAGTTTAAACTCTCCTTTCCTATAAGCATTTTCTTTTAATAGTCTTAGTAATTCTTCTTTCATTTTTTTGGGATTTCAAATAAAGTACAGATTAAAACAACTCTTCTTCCTCTGGTTGGTCTTGTCATATAATGACTTCCCTGAAAAAGAATAACATCATGGTTTTTAGGTGAATATCTTTCACCTTCAACAATCGTATCTCCATCACCTTCTAGATACACGAGTAAATTATAATGTTGAAAATCATGATCTATATGTGGTTCAGAGATTTGTATTCCTTCATCAGGATGGATACAATTTGCTGCAGCTCGTAAAAAGAAATACTTATGAAATAAATTATTACTATTAATTATTTCAGATAATACATCTCTACACGCAATATGATATTGAGAACCAACTTGTGTAAATCCACTATCTTCTGGTCTAACTAAAAAAGTATGTCCATAAAAAGGCATATGAATATGTCCAGGTGTATCAGATTCATTTGCATAAGTAGATTGTTGCCAATGCCAATCAAAATTATAATCAAGAACAATATTCCTAAAATTATGATAATTGATTGTACGAGGATTATTGAGAACTTGAATCATTTAAATTCGCATTCAACCATAATTTCAGTTAAACAAGCAAGCATATTTATCTCCTGATCCGCCACAAAAGCCATTTGGTATTGATACTTAGCAATAACCAAAACAGCAGCAGGAATGCTAGTAGAGACCAATGCAGTATAGAGCTTATCATAAATCCTCCTAAAAAGTATATCAATCCCATTGTCGAGATTGGCAACAACCCACTTACGAACTTCAGGGAAGTTCTTTTGTTTTAGACTAGTGATTAAATCATCTACAGCAACATCTGAAAATGCTGCCAAGATACCACTATCTATCTTACCACTAACTGAATATCTTTGACACTCATTTAATATTCTTCTCCAATCAGGGAAATGCTTATTAATAAGTTCAGCAAGTACTTTCTTATCAAACTCAACCCTTTCTTGCTCCAGAATATAACCAAGTCTATTAAAGAAATCTATCGCAATCTTTTGCTTATGTTTAGACTGAATACCGAACTCAACCACAACGCATCTCGAATGGAGGGGTTCAATGATTTTATTTTTGTAATTGCAAGTGAAAATGAATCTGCAGTTTTTGGAGAACTCCTCAATAGACGCTCTAAGGAGGAGCTGTACGTCGGAAGTGGTATTGTCTGCTTCATCGATGATGATGACTTTATGCTTCGACTCGCTTGTAAGAGAGACTGTAGATGCGAAGTTCTTGGCGTTCGTCCGAACAGTGTCAAGAAACCTGCCTTCATCCGATCCATTAATGACATAATAGTCTACTCCTAACTCCTTACAGAGTGCTTTTGCCACAGTAGTCTTACCAACACCTGGCGGTCCTGCAAGAAGCATATTTGGTATTTCACCCTTATTTAGAAAATCACTAAAGGTTTTCTTAATACTCTCTGGGAGAATACAATCTTCAATCTTTTGGGGACGATATTTTTCAACCCAAATAAAGTCACTCATTCTCTAAGTTTATTCAAAATGTGCTTATATGCTTCTACTATATCACCTTTATCGTTTCTAAACAAGTCCTTATCAAAACTTTCTGTTGTTCCTACTTTCCATAACCTGCAACTATCAGGACTTATCTCATCAGCAAGAAGTAAATTACCTTCACTATCATCACCAAATTCTATTTTGAAATCAACTAAATCAAAACCAATATTATAAAATATCTTTATCAAATGACGATTAATTTCTAAAGCAGTTCCAATAAATTCCTCTGCATCATATCCCATTAATTTCATTCTATCATATGTAAGAAGTGGATCATTTTTACTATCATCCTTCAAATGAAATTCAACTAAAGGTGACATTAACAATTTACCTTCTGGTATAGTAGTCTGTCTACAAATAGAACCAGCAGAAATATTTCTCACTATAACTTCAAGGGGAATAATATTCACCTTCTTACATGACATAATCCTTTCAGGGATCATACTAAGATAATGGGTTTTAATTCCTTCTGCTTCTAATTTTTCAAAAATGATAGAAGAAATTTCACAACAGATACGACCCTTATCTTCTATTATTAATTCCTTTTCACCATTACCAGCAGTTACTTTATTCTCATATTGTATAAGAACTTTATCTGGTTCAGACGTAGTAAATACAGTTTTTACCTTCCCCTTTATAATTTCAGTTTTCATCACATACCCTCCTTTTCCAATCAGCATACATTGAACCATACATCATCCCTTCGTGTGATTTTAAATCAGCACCCTCAAGTAATTCTATTTGTCTTTTCGACAATTTATCCCTCATATCTTTGAGATAAGTTTTCTCCCAATTAGGAATATCTTTGATATATTCACGAGAGACTATTCTTTTAGCAATCATGATTCAAATATAGAATGTTTTGAAGTACCAGCATTGGAATTTGATATATTTCCTATACCAGTTTCTTCAGTCTCCGATAATTCATAACTCCAATCTTCTACTACAGTATTTGCCAATAACAAATCACTAAGTTTATACAACTCATCCTCTGCTGTTTCGTAATCTTCTGCCTCAAACCAATAATCAATACACTTACCAATTCGTAATAGATTTGATTTAAGTTTAGGGGCAACTCTATGAGTATTATTCATCACAGCATTACCAGCAGCATCAGATACCGATCCTCTTAATTTTACAAATACAGTTGCTTTAAATTTCATTGTTTAGTAGTATTACTACGAGTTCTGTTTATTATACTAATAAATTTATCTCCTGCAAATGTGCCACCAAGACACACATCAATCTCATCACCATCTTTCCAATTAGTTTCACCATTCATTTTGGTGTGAGTCATTGCTAATTGAATCTTTTCAATTACTTCTTGTGTCAGTCTCACGAATTTCCTCCAAATCATCTAATAGTTGATTGACTTTAATAAGACTATCAAGTTCCATAATCTTATCTGCAATATGTTTTGCAATGTATGGTTCTTCAGATCTTGCTGCAAATGCTAATGCATTACGAAGACTAGAAATAGCTTCTGATACACTATCTTCTACTTGTTTAGATACTTTCATTATCCAAATGTTGAATCAGGTTCAAGTGCAATAAAATACTTCAAATTATACTGACTATTAGTGAATTGTGATAGTAATTTACTTGATACTACTACATCATATGATCCAGGAATAATTTTAATATTCTCAACTTTAAAGTTGAATACAAACTCCTTATCAGTTTCACCTACAACAACAGAATAACTATTTGATGTATCATTCTTCTTATCACGAACAACAAGTTTAACAACACCTGCCTCACCAATTACAGAGAAATCTGGTAATTGATATACTGCTGCTGCCTTAAGTAACCTATCTAATGACTGACTCTCTAATTGAAAATGAACATCTTCTGATGGAAGTGTAATCTCTTTCTCAGGTGGAGCAATAATAACTTGAGGATCTGCAAAGAAATACTTTGCTCTACGCTTACCCTCACGAATATTAAGATAAGTATCATTCTCAAAATCTAAATCAGGATCTTGATGAAGACTCAATCCATTAAGGAATTGATTCAAATCATAGATACCAAATTCACGAGGAAAATCTTCTTCAATCTCTGCTTCTGCAAGAATATTTTTTGCAACTGAAATAGTACGCAACTGATTTCCTTTCTTTACAAGAATAGAATTATTAACACCAGCAAAGTTTTTGAGAATGGTTAATGTTTTGTCCGATAAATTCATAGTAATGTTTTCACGCAATTTCATATTTAAGGCATGTTATGATCGATGTTTCCAGATGTCATGGAAGGTTTTCCGTAATGCTCATCGAAATGTAAGAGTAGCATAGCATAATGAATAACTTTTAGCAAGTCTTTCTTATTCTTCCCATCTTTACTTCCATAGCGACTACCATACTTAAGTATGTTTGCTTGACAGAAATCAGATGCAAGATCTCTAGATGCCATTAAGTCTATTGTCTGAACATTACGATACTCATGTTTAGTACCTGTATAATGCCCATTATAAGTACGTGATACATACTCTTCTACATCTTGGAGTATCTCCTTTTCATGATACTTGTTCCTACTGTCTGTCATTTTCTTTTCTAATTCCTCCTTATAGAATTCTTGCTCGTACCCACTATTGTATGGTGAATTTGCATGTATATTTAGATTCAACTCTTCAAAAGAACCAAGAGGGGTTGAATCGAATCCCTCATGTTGACCGATACTTACACCAGTAATATAATCTGGTGGATATTCTGTAATACCAGTAGCATCATCAGTCATAGGTTTTCCCTGTGCTAATTGTTTTTCTTTCCACTCTTTAAGATTTGCTGCTTCGTCTTCAGGTCCGTACATTTCGTCGTAAAGTAAACTCCAAGAATTAACCATATTCAAATAAGAAATCGTTAACTAAACTTTCTGCTTTATCTTCACCAAACTTACCTTTTAGATATCCTGATACAGGATCAAGTCTAGTCATATAAGCATCAAAGTCTTTATACTCACTAGTATCAGTACCAGTGGGTTTTTCTAATTCTAGCATATCTTTGTACTTAGTCAAGTATTCCTTAAATGTAGATAGATAAGCATTTACTTCTTCCATCTTACAATACCTAACAAAAATATTCTCTGAGAAATGATTACCCATCTCAAAAAATCTATAATCCTTTTCTGCTTTAGGTAAACCCTCTACAGAAAACAAATAATTCTCTACAGGATGTTGATAGTCAAATACTATTATGACCCTGTTTTCGTTAAATCCCATAAGATCCATACCAAAACAGGGAAGGTTACTCCCAGTCTTTGGATAGATGATGTTGTTGTAAATACAAGTTTTCTCATTCCAGATTTCTACCTCTCTAGATTTAATTATATAAGGATGAGTGTATGTTTTAGCAGTAAGATAAGTTTTCTTACTTTCCCAATTTGCCCAGACACTACCAACCCCATTGTGAAGGTCGATAGTGTCATGCAATACATCCTTATACTCTTTCCACAGATTCATTCTTATCTCCAGTGTTTAGGTTAAAATCAGCATCTACCTTATCATATAATTCAAGGAATGCTTGCTTAGTCTCATCGTCAAAACGATTTATACAAACTTCAATTGCCTTCTCTTTCTTACCAAAGATAGAAAATGCACGAACAATGTGAACCAATCTACGAGTGCTGATGATCTCTTCGATACCACCATCATAGAATGTTTTACGAATGATGTCACCCCAATCAACCAATCTCTTACAGAAGTCGGTATCAGTAACACCCAACTTAGCAGCAACTCCACCTAAGATTTTAGATTCTACTGAGGGGGTAGGATACTCTTGCTCAAAGGTAACTGGGAATCGCTCAAGGAAGGCTTCATTAAGCACATTAGTTCCAATGAATCGTCCATCGTCTGAACCTTTACCCTTAGTATTTGCGGTAGCGATGACGTTGAATCCTGCTGCTGGTTTAATGAACCGTCCAATTTTCTTAAGAAAAATTCCATTTCCTTCAAGTATGCTCTGAAGGCAGAGAATCTTGTTTGATGCAAGGTCGATTTCATCAAGAAGCAATATTGCACCTCGTTCGAGTGCTTCAATGACTGGGCCATTGTGCCATACGGTTTCGCCATTAACAAGACGGAAACCGCCAATAAGATCATCTTCATCAGTTTCTATTGTAATGTTTACACGAATAAGTTCTCTTTTCAACTGAGCACATGCTTGTTCTACAGAGAATGTTTTACCATTACCAGATAATCCAGTAATGAATGATGGATAAAATTGCTTAGATTTGATTATACTTCTAACGTCATTGAATGAACCAAACTTGACAAAAGTATCATCAACTTCAGGAACCAAATTTCTTTCTACAACTGGTTCTACTGAAGGTGCAGCATATGAATTCTCAATTTGATCTACTTTTTCTTGAGTTATTTCTAGATTCCACTTACCTTTAGATACTTTATATTTCTGTATTTTCTTAGTTACTGTTGAATAACCTATGTCATTCATAGCACAAAATGCTTTAACGTCAGCAGCAGTAAATTCTGATCCGTATGTACTTCTCAATCCATCAATTGCTTGCTGCTCTGTCATCTTAAGTTCAAAAGTCATGATGTAAGTGATTTATTTATATACGTAGTATACCAATAAAAAAGGGGGTGTAGTACCCCCAGTAGACACTTATTTAATTGGACTAGTCCAGTTTAACTTTATTCTTTTCTATATGTGTTTGAAGTTCAACAACCAACTTAGAATGAGAAAGTCTCTTATCCAATTCAATACCAACACCTCTACCTATCTGTTCTAATTCATCCTTAGACTTCTTAAAGAGTTCTTCCTTTAAAGGTGCTGCTTTAGAAACAACTGGTGCTGGTTTAGGAGGAGCAGGTGGTTTTTCTGCTACTGGTGCTGGTGCTGGTGGTGTAGCAGCAGGTGCAGTCTTCCCACCAAGCAAATCTCCAAATTTTGACATGTTTTTACTTATTACTATATGGGTATTTATCAAGCAACAAGTTCTACAAACTCACCAAGAATCTTCTTATTCATCTTTTTGGTTTTAAGTGATTTAACAAATGCTCTTTTGATTTGTGCTTTTGTTGCATCTTGTTGTACCTCAAACTCATCATCATTAGATAATGCACTTGAGCACAATCCAAAGTAAGTATGATATCCAGCATCTTTAATAGAGAATGCTCTATCTTTTTTCCATACACTCATTGTTCTCTCATATCTGTCATCTTCATATCCAGTATATCTGCGAACAAATTGTCCAGCAGCACGAGATTCCATGACACGAATTCCAATGAAATTAGTATTAGGAAAAGTTTGTCTCAAATCAGTAAGAAGTAAACCAGTTACATCTGCCCAATGTCCTAAGTCTTGACAAGAATAAGTATATCCAGTCTTACGATTCCTTAAGTAGGAATTATTACTAATGTAAGCACTACCCAAAAATGGTTCGTCTTCCCACTTACGATCAAATTCTTTACTGTATCTTAATGGTGCTGCTTCACCATCAGTCAATACCACACATTGAACCTTTTGAAGGTTATTCTCTTTTTGAAACTTTGGAAGTATTTGATGAAGAGCAACTAATGTTTCATTTAATGGTGTTCCAGAAAGATTCATTCCAAGAGGGAATCCATATAATCCATAATCTCTACTATAACATCTAGCAGAAAGACGGAAGATATGCTTCATATGCTCTTCCAATTCTTTTCCCTTTACTTTACTTGTAAACAAATTCATCAAGGAGAATGTTGATTCAATAATTGCAACTCCTGCTTTCTTTTCATATGCTGAAATCATTTGATGATGATGATCTACATTTCCTCTAGGATACTCATTTGTAAAAGCATACACTTCAAAAGGAATATTTACCTTCTTACAGAACCATAATAGATTATAAAGTTGCTTAACTGTATCATGAAGAACATGCTGCATAGATCCACTCCAATCAAGAATGAATATCAATCCATGATTTTTGCCATCAGCAAGAGTAGTTACTTTCTTAAATAAATCTTCATTGTACTTGTAAGTATGAAGTTTAGTGCAATCCAATACTCCAGTTCTAGCAGTAGTAGCACGAGCATATGAATCAGCAGACTTCTTACACTCAAACTCTTTTACAAGATAATTTACTTCTTTCTGAGCACTTCTTTTAAACTTAATAAAATCAGCATCTACTACTTCAAATCTCTTTTCAAAAGTTTCCAAATAACTGGGATTTTCTATCATATCATAACGATTCTTGATACCCTCAAATTCTTCTGCCCAATAAGTTTTCATGTTGTCATGAATTTCTTTATTAGAAATAATAACATTATCTAAATCAAGTTCTGGCAATTCAAAGTAACTGCTTTCTTCTGCACCGATATTAGTTAAACCTTTAAGTGCATCTGCTAATGAATCAGCAGTCTCTACCTCTAACTGATCACTACCTAAATCAGCACCAATTGTACCACCAGTTTTACCACCTTGTTGTGCAGTTCCACCAAATGATTCTTCTTCTTTTGGTTCCTCAGAATCTTCAAGTTCATCTTCAATACTTCCACCCTCATTAGAAATCTCTTCACCACTATCTCCTTTACCTTCACCACCACCAGTTATAGACTCAACATTTGCTTCCATCTCTTCTTTTTGCTTCTTCTCTAACTCCTGCTGGCAGTACTCAAATAATGCCTTAGAAGCAACTAATACTTCATCAAATGTTTCACAATGATCTATGTTAGTTACATGAACCATTTCCTCAACAGTAAATTTAATATCTAAGAAATTACCTATCTTGAAATATAGATTAACCTTGTCAGCAAGGTTCATTTTATTAACATCCACACCTTCTACATCAAAGAAATCCTCATCAGATAGTTCATGGTATCCATTGTAGAATGTCTTTGAGATACCAGCATATCTACGCTTCATCAATTTCTCAATTCTTACATCCTCAACAATATTCACGAATGATTGGTTGAGTCCAATCCACTCAGGTTCTGTAAACCAATCTCTATCAGGTGTATAAAGAGCATGTCCTACTTCATGACTTACAAGCATGTCATATACATTATTGCTTGCTCTGTCCCACTGTGGAAGAGTTAAGACACGAGTATGAACATTAAATGCTGCTGTTTCTACTTTCTTATTTTCTACAATTAAATCTTCTGTCGCAAGGAGTTTAGCAAGTTGTGATTTGATTTCGTGCTTTACTGTCATTTGCTTTTGTGTTCGATATACCTATAATACTAGAAAACCGCCTCTTTGGGGCGGTTTGTAGACGGTTTATCAACTGTCTACGTCTTTCTCTTGCAGCACGTAGAGCTTGTGGTTTAAGTTTTCGTTTCGCATCCTTCTTGGAATGATGCTGCCAGTTTGGTGTTGTCATTACTCGTGAGCATCTTTTGCTACTATACGTGAAAATCCTTTAACTTTATCAAACCTTGTGACACTATCAAATTTGTCATACAAGTCTGTTTTATGAGATATAACAAAGATATTAGCATCCTTGATAACAAACCTAATAATCTTAAGAAACTCATCCGTTCCAAAACCATCAAGAGAACTATCAAACACTTCATCCATAATAAGAAGATTAGTATTCACAGAGTTCTTGACTCTGGCAACTTCTCTCCATGTAAAGAGTAATGCCAAATCAATTCTCATCTTCTCACCTTCACTAAATGAAGCATATGAGAAATCTTCGTGAATCGGTGATTCTACAGTTTCATTAAACTCTTCATCAAGTCTGAAATTAATATAAAAATCCATCTTCTGCAGATAACGGTTTACCTGCTGATTAATAAATGGAAGATACTTTTTAATAATCTTCGTCTTCACACCATCATCCTTAAGTAAGGAATAGGCATAATCGTGATGAATTATTTCTTCTTTTTTAAAAGCTAAATCTTCTGTGGTTTTTTCTAAGGTTTCTTTAAACTCAGCTAACTTCTCATGTTCAATATTTCTGTTCTTAAGTTGTTCGGTAATAGTTTGAACTTCTGATTCCAGTTCTCGTATCTGTCTCTGGTTGATAGAGATTCGAGTATTGTTTTGAGAAATGTCATGGTTGAGTTTAGTAATCTCCTTTGTTAGTTTGATAAAATGACGTTCTCGTTCTTGTTCTGTTTTGATGCTTTCTTCGAGTTCCTTAAAACCCTTCTGTAGCTCCCTTGCTTTAGTTTGAACGTCATCAATTTTATTTAACCGAAATGATTCTTCTATAGATTGTGTACATGTAGGACATACCGTATTATCCGTGAAAAACTTATGTTCCTTAGTAATTGTTGCTACTTTTTGAGTAATTTTACCCTTAAGGTTATTAAGTTTTACTAATTTTTTATCTGCACCAATAACTTCTTCCTGTTCTTTTGTAGCATCTTCTATATCTGCTTCTATCATTCCATTTTTTTCAATATGAGTATCATTCTCTATCGTTAACATTTTAATCTTATCATCGTTAATCTTAATACTATTTTTACCCTGCTCCTCTAACTCTTTGATAAAATTCTTTTGCATAGACATCTTATCATTAACATTCTCTTTCTTCAAATCAAGAGACTTAACTTGATTTCTCTTCTCTCTCAATTCCTCTCTAAGAATATTATTCATTGCAGAGAAAATACGAATATCCAAAAGATCTTCAATAACCTCTCTACGATTAGTACCAGTCAATTGCATGAAAGGAACAAAAGTGCTGCTACCCAAGATCACAATTTGAGTAAATGATTTGTAATTTAATTTTAATATACTTTCTTCAAGCAAACGTTGCATTGCTCTATCATCTGCTTCCTTATTCAGTTCTACACCATTCTGAATAATATCAAATATATTTGGTTTTATACCTCTACGAATAATATAATCTCGATTGTTAATAACTAAACTTATTTCAACTACTGCTTCTCTTTCATTAGTCGTATTGACTAATTGAGACTTATTAATTTTTCTAAATGGTTTATTAAAAAGAACAAATGTAAGAGCATCCAATACAGTTGATTTTCCAGCACCATTCGTACCAACTATTAAATTGGTTGAGTGTTCTTGAAAATTGACTTCTGTATATTGGTTTCCCGTGCTCAAGAAGTTCTTCCACTTAATCTTTTGGAAGGTTATCATTAGATCTAGGTGGTATCACAATGTCGTTAGGAGTTATTATAGCATACTTATAATTATACATCCTACACGTCTTAATTGCAACCTTTCCATCAACTTCCACAACTGCCATCTCTGCCTCATCCTGCTCTTTCAATTGCATTGCATATCTTTCTGCATCATCTTCTTGCTCAAATAGAAACAATACCTTATCTCCACTAGAGTCTTCGACTGCAAATGCACCCTCGTCCTTATGTTCTTTAAGTGATAGAAGAAACATTATTCTACTTCACATGCCTGTGAATAAATTTTCCTAAGTATTCCTTTAATGATTGATTTGTCACAATCAATTTCAGATTCATCAATATAACGATTTAAAATCGAAATAGTGTTCTCTGTTTCTTCAACTTCAAAGTCATCATTTCCTTGAATATTAAAATTTTCAACTATTTTTAATTCTTGAACACCAATAGCACTTAATTTATCTATAAATTTTTCAAACTCTTTCTGGTCGGTTTTCTTCTTTACAATAACTTTTACAATTTTACCCTTATATTCTGTAGCATTGAATAACTTATGATTGGTATCATCATAATAAACATTATAAAAAAGTCTATATGGATTATTAACTGGTGTATGTTCTAAGGTTTCAGTATCAAAGATATGAAATCCCCTATCATCCTTCACATCATTCCAGAACATTTCATATGGATTACCAAGATAATAAATCTTACCATCCGTGGAACGTGTATGATAATGTCCAGAATATACCTTTTCAAATTTATCAAAGTATTTGATATCCATACCATCTTCCATCATATGTCCACGGGTTGCTTGGAATCCATTAAGTTCCAAATGTCCCATAGCAATCTTTGCTTTAGATTTTTGAATAGCATCAATACTTATCTTTTCATTCTCTTGATTAATCCAAGGTACAAGTAATATTTTTAATCTACCAAGTTTTATTTCCTGAGTCTCTGGATATATTATTACATTATCATATTCTTTCAATAACAAACTAACTGAGCTGACATCATTAGTATTCTTATAGTAAATATCATGATTACCAATCACTGTATGAATAGTGATACCCATTTCTCTAAGAGGATCAAAGTAATTAACCTTTGCCCACTCTAATGATGATATATCAATGTTTCTACGATTGTCAAAGGTATCACCCATGTTTACAATAGTAGTAATTTTATGTTCTTTCAGGTATGGAAAGAAAACATTATCATAAAACTTTTTGAAATAATCATGAAAGAATTTGGAACTTTTACGAGCACCAAAATGTTGATCAGTTATAATTGCTACTTTCATTACTTACGCATTGGAACTTCAATAGTCCATGATGGTGATTCTAATTTAACCATCTTAAATTGCTTCCTATTCTTTTCCATCTCAGTTAACTGTGCTTCACGTCCAGGTTTAGGTTCTATATCACCATACTTTGTTTCATCAAAATATAAAAATCTTTTAATAGCATCATCAGTAAGTTGACATAATACATTCCAAGTAAGAGATGATCTCATTTCAAGTGCTATTTCATCAATATCATTTTCATCAAGAAACTCACCTTTGTTTATTTGTTTAGCAAAATCTCCATGCTGAGTTAAAAGTTTAGCTCTTTTCTCTACCAACTTATTAAAGTTAATAGTAACCTTTATGTCGTCGTCAATTGCCATTGTCATCTATTGGAGGATTTGTATTGAATGTTATCTTTAATTGTATTATAATCAGAACTACTACCAGATAAAGCGGTATCATCTACCATCATAACTTCATCAAATCCAGTCCTTTCTATAATCTTTGTTTTAATTTCTAACTGTTTTTTCTCTTTCTGTATTCTACGTAAGAAAGCATAGTGAATAATCTGAGTGAAATATGCAAAAGGATTCTTAGACTTTTCAGGATCGAAATTATGAATATATTGAACACAGTTCTCAATACCATCAGAAATCATATCTTCCCTAAACATATAGTTTACGAAATTTGGTTTATATGATAAATGAGTAGCAATCTTTAAAAAGCATTCACCAAGATAGTTTGTAATTCTTGGTTTTGGTAAATCATTTTCTTTTGCATGAGCAACTTTTGCCCTATAAACAATTAATGCCTCTAAAAGTTGTTTATTATTTACATAGTGTTCAGACTTTTTCCTAACCATAACATTATTTTATTGTTATTTAATGTTGATTCTATTATAGCATACTTTTGGGGCTTGACAAGGTATCCAAATATCAGTAGAATAACTCTGTCAGGAGTGAAGGGAAAATATTAGCTTTCTTTTTTATCTTTTTTAATCTTATAGACTCCTTCAAGATACTTACGGGCATCGTCTACAGTTGATATATATCCCATCTTATTTGTCAATTTACTTTTAACATCATTTCTGTGAGTTTTATTAACTTCACCTATTTGATTAATATCATATCTTTCATCTTCAAGATAGTTATTATAGATGTTAATTACAGAATTATCTTTTATCTCAGTAACAGTTATAACTTTATCCCATCTAATTACTATAGGATCATCACCAGGAATATTCATCCAAGTTTTTACTTTTACAATAGAACCCTCTGGTGTTGATACCATTTTCATAGTTACTGGACTCTGTAGCATAATAAGAGGATTATCAGTACCTTCCTCAACAGATACTACTGAGAACAGTTCTTCTCCGCTAACTAATTTTATTGATGCGTAGAATTCATTATCCATTTAGTTTTTAAGAGGTACTGTTACTATGTCATAATTAAAATTCTCTTCATTATAAACTTTAATACGTTCAATTAAATGATTGAGGGTGTAATTTTTTCTAGATTTATAAGTAATATCATCAGCAATATCATATAACGTTGCTTTTGTTTTATTATCTCCTTTTCTTAGGACTCTTCCGATAGATTGGAGATTTCTAATTCTAGACTTAGACGGAGAAGCAAAAATGACGTTATGAAGATTTTTAATGTTAATTCCTGTGGAGAAAGTTCCATAAGATGCAATAATTATAGCGTTATTTTCACGTTCAGTGATTTCACGCACTTGTTCTCTACTTTCAGTATCTACACCACCATGCACAAAGAATACCTGGCGACTTTCAATAATGTTACTATTATTTATTAAATTATATAACGGTTCACCATGTCCTTCTACTCTAGCAAATAATATGAGTGTATTACCTTTTAAATCTAAAGCAAGATTTTTAATAAAGTTATTTCTACGATTGTGTCCAATTATATACTGAACTTCTTCTTCAAAGTTTTCAAATTTATTCGGTGGGTGTTTCAATAGAAGCACATTGATATCCAGTTTGGCAAGATGCCCTTTCTTCATTAGCTCGTCAGTTTTTATGATCTTATAGGAAGGACCAAACAATCCCTCAAGAACCCATTTATGTGTTTGTGTTCCATCAAGTGTGCCAGTAAATCCAAACCTATATTTGGCATCACTAAGTTTTGTCATTATAGATATAAGTGATTTCGATTTAAACTGGTGAGCCTCATCCCCCACCACAACAGAGAATCTCTCAAAATATTTTCGGGGAAGTTTGTAGATTGATTGCCAGGTAGTAATGATGACTTGAGAGTCCGTCTCTCTTTCTTTACCTGCGTATATCTTGTGACAAAATGAACCAACATCCCATCCATAGTCTGCAAAGTCTTTATACATTTGCTCTACGAGCGAAGTCGTTGGAACAACTATCAGAGTACTTTTCTTATTTTCAACGTAATATCTCACAATCGAGTATATCATCAACGACTTTCCTGAAGCAGTTGGAGATATCAACAATTTTCTATTATGTCGTAAGGCATCGTATACTCCATCAATCTGGTATGATCTGGGTTGATGGCGACAAATAGCACTCATATAATCCTTTACACCTTCTTTGGATATACCCTCATTTACTTCAAAGGGTAATCCGTAATGTTTATTATCTCTAAATTCGTACTTATAACCGTGATCTTTACAAAATTGTATAACTCTATCTAATAACCCAATATATATTTCTCCAGTCTGAGTATTAAATAATCTTATCTTACCATCCCAAAATTTCTTTTTATATGCAGGTGAAAACTTTGCACCAGGTACTTCAAACGTAAACTGATCCGCTAACTCATAATAAACATGAGGTTCTGCTTGAACACGCAAAAATACCTCATTCTTTTTTGATATAACCAAATGTGACATGACATAGTGTTCATATAGAGATATTTAGTAAGATACCAAAATGCTAAATAAATTAGTTTGACCAAAATCAATGACAAGCTTGATTGAACCAAAGAAATATACCAAGACACTGGAGCGTTTACGCTCCTTTTTTTTGGCCAAAGGTTTCTATGAAGTCCATACTCAAAATCGTTTAAGTATACTTGCTGCATGTGAAGATCCAGAAACAGTAGCAACCTATAACTATAGTGGAGATGTGTGGCCTCTACCACAGACAGGACAGATGTGGTTAGAGTATGAATTACTTAAGAACCCTGATGCACCAGGATTCTTCTGCCTATCAACTTCATATAGAGCAGAACCAAATCCTGTTCCAGGTAGACATGAAACAATCTTCCCCATGTTTGAGTTTGAAATGCACGGAGGTGTAGAAGAACTTGAAAAAATGGAGATTGAATTGTGCGAATATCTAGGTATACCTTTGGATGAAGAGAATATCAATACCTATGATGATTGGACTAATCAGTACAATACCAAAGAACTAGAACATGAACATGAAGAGAAAATTGGTAGAGGTATGATTACTAAGTTCCCTGAGTGGACATCACCATTCTGGAATATGGCAAGATATGATGACGGTGTAACCAGTAAGAAGATTGATGTAATCTTAAATGGTATGGAGACTATTGGTAGTGCAGAACGCAGCACCGATAAGAAACAGATGCGTGACACATTCCATACGATCTCTAATGGTGAATATGCTGAACTACTCTACAAATTATTTGGAAAGGAAAGAGTAGAAAAAGAACTAGAAGAGTTCTTAGAATTTGACTTCTTCCCTAGAAGTGGTGGAGGAATAGGAGTCACTCGCATCATGCAAGCAATCCCTGACTAGGGATTACTTTGTGAGGTGACGAAATTGGTAAACGTGGCAGGCTGTTTCCCTGCTGTTCTGCTCTGGTGGGACTTGAAGGTTCGACTCCTTCCCTCACAGTTTTAAAAAATTATTTATTACATTCCTGCTTGGAATCTATTCCATTCGATAGCATTCTTAATCTGGTATGTCCTGTTAGATACGTTTCTAATAATTTCTTCTAAGAATTTTAGAGTCGCATCATAATATCTTATCTTAAGATCAATCTTAGTTAATCTATCATCAGCATCTAAATGCCTTTGTATTGCGTCCTTTTCCCTAACCTTATACGGAAATGGTTCTTCGACGTATGCCTCTGCTGGTGCTTTTCCTGTATAGAAATTATATCGTTCTAATTTAATTTTACTATATTGATCTCTTGCTTTTTCACGCAACAAAGTAACAGTATTATAAACTGTATAATACTTTGAATGTAATTGTGGAATTTTTAAAGATTCATCATGTAGATTATCAGGATCGATGAAAGAATCTTTCTCCCACATCTCCTGAATTTTGTCAAGATTCATACTATAGTCTGGTTCTACCGTCTGCTGCTACTATATTATACACCAAATATTTAAAAGTTACTTGTGCTGTAAAGTATTGGATATCCGTAATTGATGTATCAAACTCCAAAGAAGTTAATGCTGTTGGGAATAAATCTTTAAATTTTACAATAGCATTTGTTCTAAAATTACTATTTTGTATTGATAAACTACCATCACTATACTGTTGATTCATATCAATAGTAGTATCTGGTTTAGTGACTTCATCCTTAAAATCTTTAGTAGATTCTGGAAATCCAAGACCAGTCATCCAATTATGAATTGCCATATAATTCTTTAAATCTTCATCAACTAAGAATCTAATTATTAAATCATCATACTCAAGTTTTTCACCAGGAACATCAATATCCTTTAGGTATGATGGTTGAGTATTAGTAGAGAAAAGAATCTCAGGAATACTAGCACTACTACAAAAAAACGAAACCTTTGGTACTTTTGTAATATTGAATAGAAAAGCTGCAGGAGATAGAAAATTCCTGTTAGTTATTTGATTAGCGAATGCTGTTGCCATTACTCTTCATCTTTTACTAAAATTCCACCACGATCTACATGATGCCCTTTAGGAATTGGTTTACAACACTTATCTGTGTTGCAATAATATTCATCTTTAGGGCATCTTTTAGTTGCTGCTTCTTCAATAAATCTCTCAAATTCTTTAGTCATTCAAAATCAATTCATACCATTGCTCACTCATACCCATAATAATGTTACCTGCCATTTCAGGATTCTCAGCATATCCTTCTTTAATCAGATAATCTGTAATCTTCTGCTGTCTTTCAACTGCTTCTTGATATTGTCTAGGAGTAGGTTTCATGTTCTTACAGTAGTCGTATATTTATTTAGTTACTCCTTTACCCAACTAGCAAAGTTAAATCCACCATTAGTTCCATCTGTATTTACCAATACTGCTTCAACCTTTGCCTTAGATGTCCATTTTTGTCTTTTTGAATAATCATCACTCCAATTTACACCACCAACATAGTAAACGTCATTGTTAGTTAAAGATGCTTTCTTTTTAATATGATAGTATGCCATTAGTTAACACAGGTCTCCTTGAATGTATTTAGACAAAAAAAAGCACCCCCGAAGGAGTGCTTTGTTGAAATATAAGCGTCTTGCTTACATGAGGTTGTTAACAGTAACACGTCTGTAGTAACGGTTTGAGTTAACCTTGATAGCACCAGCACCAACGCTAGATGCATCACCTTCAGCGAATGGGTTAGCAACAACACCATAACGAGTCTTAAACCCGATTTTTGGTTGGAATGTGTCCTGACCAACTGCACGAACCATCTGTAGAGGAACGTATGGGCAATAGAACAGTCCAGCATCATATGGTGAAGTACCTTTGTATCCAGCAACGTAATACTGATTGTCGTTAACGTTAGAAGAATAAGGGTCGATGTATACACGGAATTTACCGCCTAGTACACCAGCGAAGGTGTTACCAGTATCATCAACATTAAGGTTTGCATTAAGAGCAGGTGTGTAATCAAGTACACCAGCCATTGTTAGTGCGGAAGCAACGTCTGCAGAGCACATAACAATGTTGCCCTTTCCACGACGAGTTCTTTGAGCGATAGCGTTAGCATCTCTCTCTATCTGGAAGATAAGTCCCTTGAACTTCTCAACTGACCATCTACCATTGGAGTCAACGTCTAAGTCGAACTTACCAGCAGTAGCAGTGTTGTTTTGTGCACCAGACTCAGCAACCTTGTAGATTGTACGGATGATTTCACGGTTGATTTCAGCAAGAATCTCTGTAGAGAGAATGTTTGCTAATTCCGCTTCAGCATTTAATCCGTGGATTGCTTTCAAGTCTTGAGCGAGTTCAAGTGAGTACTCAGCTTTTAACGCACGAGATTTCGCAGTAACTGTTACTTTCTCGATGCTGAATGCCATCTCGTTGAAGGCATTATTTGTAGCATCTCCAAGAGCTTCAGCGTTATCTGTACGCATACCTTGTCCAACCTTATACGCATACTGCGTAGAGTTTGTTGAAGGGTTTAGTGCAGAAGGATCTGAAGATTGTGTACCACCAGTAGTACCCAAACCAACCGTAGTTGTATCGGCACCATGTCCAGCAGTAAGGTTTCCAGAATTGTTCTGAGATGCGAATGCTGTATCTGCTTCGTTGAATAGAGCTTCTGCTCCGTCCTGAGTATTGTAGCGAGAACGCATTGCGAAGATTAGTCCAGTAGGACCATTCATTGGTTGAACACCAGCCAAGTCATATGCGACTAGGTTTGGCATTGAACGTCTAATAAGACTTATTAGAACAGGGTCGAAACCAGCAACGGTTTGTCCACCTGAGCTTGTATAACCACCATTTCCGACTGAGTTGGTGGGTGCAGCTTCATGAAGGAATTCTTTCTCTTCACGTAGTGCTTGTTCTTGGTTCTCCAGAAGAACGGCTGTTACCATTCTACGGTGTGGATCTTTGATTGAATCTAGTCCTTCGTAGTCTAGTAATGGTGCCCATTTCTCCTGCAGAGCTTCCTGATTAATAGGGGCTTGCATTTTTCTTTAAAAAGATTTAATGAGTTTGTTTACTTTATAATTAAAAAATCACTTTTTAGCAATTCTGCCAAGACTTGCCATATATGCTTCCATAGATTTAGATACATCTTGTGGGGCTACAGGTGCAACTCCTTCAGATATTGTCTCGGTTTTTGCTTTTTGAGCGTTAGCGTTGCTTGGGAAATAAGACTCCCTAAGTGTTTCTAACTTCTCACGATAGTCTGTCTCACTTTCAAACTCAATCTTTTCAGCAAGTGATTGTAGCTTCTCCCTTTGGGAAAGTGCTAAACCCTCTGTAACTTCTGCAAAGATTACATCAGCAGTTGACTCAGCGAGTCTCTTATTAAGAGAAACGTTCTTGTCAATTTGCTCATTGAGTTTATTTTCCATTTCATCAAGTTTTTCTACCATGCTATTGAGGACATCATATTTCTCATCAGGGATGGTTACATAATGTTCTTCAAATAGTGACTTCATACCTTCTAGGAAGGATTCAGTCATTTCTGTTTTGAGTCCATTCTCGATTACTAAGTGGTTCTCTTCGAGCCACTCTTGAGCAACATATTCGAGATAGGAGTCAAGTCTTTCGGTTAGAGCTACCTTAATCTCATCAACCTCTTCTACGAGTTTAGATTCATAAGACTTAGTAAGCTCTTCTTCGATAACTGCAACCTTGCTTCTGATTGCACCTTCAAAGATTGTCCGTGCTTTGTTTTGGAACTCTTCTGAAAGTTCTTCACCAGCAATAAGTGCATTGAGATCTTCCTCAACGTCAATCTTATCTTCGGCAACAACTTCTCCTTCAGAAGTTTCTTCCTCGGCAACAACTTCCTCTTCGGTAGTCTCTTCTTCAGCGACTACTTCTTCAGTAGATGTTTCCTCTTCTGCAACTACTTCAGTTCCTTCTTCTGTAGTTACTTCATCCTCGGCAACGACTTCTTGGTCGTCTTTAATTTCAACTTCATCACCAGATTTAAGACCTGCTGGCATAGGATCTGCCTTACCTGCATTCTTATTAACTACGTTTCTCACCTGAGCGAGAGTCTTACCAGGAGTTGATAACTTATTAGAGTCATCATCTGGTTTTGAATTTTCTGGTGTAGGACCGCCTAAGTCTTCCCAACCTACAGAATTACCTTCTCCAGGATTAGAGAGTTTCTGCATTGGGTCGCCCTTAGCAGCTCCTTTTGTTACTGCGTTTTCCATTTCTTGTAAATCGTTACCAACGGACATTTTTTTTAGATATTTTTAAATTAATCTGTATTTATTTATAGAGTTTACAGATTTGAAAGAAAATCGTTGAATAAATTCAACTTATGTTCTTCCAGTCTTCTCTGATCAACTAGTGTGTTGATTGTTCTTTTTGCTTTCTCAGCAAGTTGTTCACGAAGATTTCCACCTTCCCAAACCCACTCTTTCCCTTCCATGATGCCATTAACAAAAGCATCTGGAGCAGAAGGATCAGCGACAATATCAGCAGCAGTTGCTAACTGAAAATCTTCACCTACAACTTTACAACCAGTTCTATCTTCTCTAAGTGAACCAACACCACGAGATGATACACCGAGTGTAACTCCCTCATCAATTAATGATGAAGCAATTTTACCCATAGGTGTTGAAAGTAATTGTGCCTTACCTTTAAAATTATTACCTTCTCTAACTAGAGATGTAATTTTATGTGATACTCTATCCAGATTTACGGTTGGACCTTCTGGATGTCCCAATTCACCAAGAGCACGTCCCTTTTGTACAAAAGATTCGTTATATCTGTCAACTTCTCTTGAAAGAGTATCGACTGGATACATTCTACCATTACGATTTTTGATGTCTCCTTGGAGGAAAACACCTTCGATATAAAGTTTCTTTTTAGCACCTTTTCCTTCGGTGATAAATTTAACCTTTGATACTTCTTCTGTGATTAGTTTCATTGTTCTTAGTTACTATAGCCTATAGCAGTTCCTTTAACATTTGCATTTGCAGCAAATACACCCTGAAGTGGTTCTTTTTCAAGTTCAACTACAGTGTGAGGTGGTATTGTAAATGTACCAACTACGGATCCACCTACTGTTGCAACTAGTGACACCAAATAAGTACTACTACCATTAACATTTACTAATCGAACAAGTCGTGCACTACTAAAAGCATTCGCACCAGCAGTGTCAGTACCTAGTGCTGCTTCAGTTCCTTTTAATAAAAGTCTAGCCATCTTCTTGTGATTCCTCTTCGGGTTCTACAGTTGTTTCGTCTTCAATTTCAGGCTCATCAAACATATTAGAACTTATTGAAGGTTTCAATGAGTCTATTTTTTCTGATGATTTGGCATATAATGCATCTTTAATTGCATCACTAATTGCATTTGATGATTCATCAGACGCAATCAAATCTAATATATTGGTCATAATATGTGATCATAGTTATATAATTTATTTATATCTCCGCTTTTTTGGTGTCTTTTTGCAACTGAACATTCACTTTTGCAGCATCAGCCGCTAAATCTGGCTCTTGGGGAATTTCACCCATACTCATAGGATCTCCACCACCCATCATTTCTGGTGGTAATGGTTCCCCAGTAATAGGATCTACTGTTGATGGATCAGGAAGAATACCATCTTGTATTTCCTGTTCAATTTGTTCATCAATCTCTACGATTTCACCATCAGTCTGACGTAAGACTCTTCTTCTCACATAATCCTGAGAATAATATTTACCAACATATGGTTCAATAGTAGCAAGAATATTCAATCTTCCTTCCATTAATTCAGATTCTTTAAGTTCAGCAAACTGGTTATCGTATAAGAAATCATACTGAATATGATCTTCCATGATTTCCCAATCTTCTGGAGTAACAATATTCTTCAGAATCAATTGAGTTCTGAGCATATCATTAAACATTGCTGCAAAACGCTTTCTTAAACGTCCTACAAACTTAGCAAATTTAAGTTCATCTCTTAGTATTTCTGATGAACGTCCCAAATTAAAACCACCATCATTAGCAATTCTTGATTCAGGAACACCCAATGCTCTATAAAGTTTCTTCTGGAAGTACTCAATATCAGCAAGTTCTCCAAGGTTTTGTCCACCTGGAAGTGTTGTGATTTCAGTTCCTCTACCACCTTCTCTTCTAGGCAACCAGAAATCTTCCATCATAGACATGAACTTTCTGTCATCTCTAACTTCACCAGTGTTAGCATCATATACTAACTTATTTCTATAACGAGACATTACCTCTTTGAGGTATTGTTCTGCTTTAACTTTTGGTAGATTACCTACATCGATATAAAATATCCTTCTTTCTGGTGCTCTTGACAATCTGTAAATTACAAGACTATCCTCAATCATTCTGAGTTGATTAAGTGCCTTAATTGCTTTATGAAGATATGAAAGAACTGTTCCTTTATTTCTATCAACTAATCCAGAACTACAATAAACAATAGAATCTTTAGCAATTTTAACTCCACCTTTTCCAGCACCAGAAACCATACCACTTGGATAACTTGGTTTTGGTGTATAGAGGAAATACTCTTCTATTTCTGGTTCTACATACTTAGCATTACTATCAGAACCCTTATTCATATCTAAGACTTGTTGTCCCTTAGATTTTTTCTTCTCCTGACGAATATACTTCATCTTCATAGGATCAATATATCTTAGATCCTGTATACCGTCTTGAGGTTTCTTGGTATCAATAACTTTTAGATAATATACTCTACCATCAATATACCAATTTTTAAATATCTCATGTGCCTTCCTATCGAAGTCCATGATTTCTTTTATATTTTTAAATTCTTCTCTAATTACTTTTTTTAGTTTATCACCAGCATTTAAATTGGATAATTCAATTTCCACTGGAGAATCATACAAATCGCTAACAATCGCTTCATTAACAACATCTTCAATAGCACCATCCGCTTCTGGATGTAATGCCATCTCTCTGTATCTTTTAATTAATTCGTGTTCGGTTCTATATACACCTTCAATATCTACATACTGCCCATAAAAGCCACTACTTATGTAATTATCAACCCCGTCCTGATTGGTTTGAGGAACGGGGGATATTACTGAAGGTGGCGTTTTTTGGCTATCGTCAATAGAGAACCCAAAGAGTTTTGCCATAGTATAATTGTTTTCCTACTATTATAGCACTATTTAGTCGATTTTAGTTGATGTCTTCTCCACCAGCATTCGCACCAGTACCTTTAACTGCTTCCCACCACTGAACTTGAAGTTCAACTGTGAATTCTTGAATACCTGCGGAATCGTAGGATAATTCAATTGGAGCAACTTGGGTTGGAAATACATCGAAGAAATGATACTTTCTAAGTGTTTCTCCACTACGATCTAACTGATAGACATAAGCATCCGCTTGATAATCTTCTGCGTTAGTCGAACCTGTGTTATCTGATACCTTATTGATGAAGTTCATCCACTTCTCAAATGCAGAGCGAATTGAGAAATCTGTATCGTTAAGAACAGTGATTGACCATGTATCAAATGTTCTGTCTCCAGCGATTTTTAAAACCCTTCCTCTGAAAGGAACTTCGATTGGAGCAATATTTGATGCAGGTAATGCAGCAGTCTTAACAAGGAATCTTGCCTTGTTAAGAATGTCATTGAGCCCTTCAACTGATACTGCTGATGGGAAAGAAAGTTCTACCTCAAAGAGGTTCGAACGAGCACCACCGCCAGTTAGCTTACTTTTGAAGTCAGTAATCTTCCTTAGTGGGGGTGGGTTTAGTTGATTGCGAGTTGCCATAGTTTTACTCTAAGTTGGATTAAACGTTGCCAATGACTTCTTCAAATGCAACACCAGTTCTGGTGGCGATGAAGGTTAGACCGATAAAGTTAATCGATCTTGCAGGTTTAATGTATATATCGGCAATAAACTCATTATTGTCGATTACTGCTGCTGTGTTATTCGTTTCATCACAAATAACAACATAATCATATATTCCTCGTTTCGATTGAACGTCACGTAAGAATGGTTCAACAATGTTCACAAAGTTAGTTCTTGTGATTTCATCGTTAAATTCGAATAGCTGATCTTTAGCAGCAGCTGAAATAGCATCTTCAAGGTAGATGAATAATCTACGAACGTTGATTCTATCAAAGGCAGATGCTTTGCCGTATCCAGTCTTATCACCGAATAGAACAATTCCTGCTCCTGGTGAAAGAATAACTGGGTTAATTCTATTTGAATATAATGTATCTCTTTGTGCTTTACCTGGATTGTAAGCAAGTTTTACAACATTGAGAATAGCACCTCTGCTTGTACCTGCTGGTGAGAACCAAGGGAAGTCAGTTTGATCTGTTCTAGCACAACAACCAGCAATGTCACCATTAAGAGGAACATAGCGGAATGTGTTGTTAAATCTATCATACATGTACTTGTATCCACTATCAAATACGCCATAAGTCGTAGATGTGACAGGTGAATAGAAACTAATTAAATTAGATGTGATAGTATCATCATCTTGAACAGTTGCTGCTCCAGCAACGGTATCTGTAATAAATGCTTGTCTGTAAGGTGAAACAAATGCAACTGCATCTTTTCTTGACTCAGCAACAGCGATTGCCTTATTAGCAATTGCTTGTGTCTGTTCCTTAGTGAAGTTAGCAGAACCTTGAAGTATAAAGTCTACTTCATACTGTTCCTTATTAGCGAATAGATTTAATCCACCAACAATATCATCTACACCAGAATCTAGTGAACCTGCTGCAAGGATGTCTGTTCCACCACCATAATCTAATCCACCATTCAATTCGAATGTTGCTGCACCAGTAGTTCCGAAGTTTACATTCTTCGAATCTTGATCCCAACCACTATCACCATCAAGGGTGTTAGTTGCTGATGTGCTATATGCTGATGTTGTAAGTCCTACAGACTTAAGGTTTGCATCAGTCTGAGTCAGTGAAGGAGCTCCACCACCATAGATGTACTTAGAATTTGTCTTAAGATACTTTCTCCAGTAAGAAGGACTTCCTGCTGAATATTCACCATCCTTTGCTTTAGAAAGGTTAAGGTGCTTCTCTAGGATTGTTCCAGCATTACCTGTGATTGTTCCTTTGTCGTCAAATACAACAACATGAACCTCATCAAATCTACCTCCTCTGGAAGCAGCGTATGCTGAAGTTGAAGGACGATCTGCTAGTTGATCCCATTCAACTGGATCCAAACCAGTACTTAGTCCAACAGTTTGCTGTTCGAACCAATCTCTTTGTGTTGAGTATGATGTTGTATAACCACTTGCATGTCCAATAGCGACTGCATTAGGTGTAAATGTAGGTATTGTAGCTGTACCAACATTACTAAATGCATATACTCCTGATGGTTGATAATCTACATCAGTTTCTACACCTGCTGCAGTTACATGAGAAACGACTTTAACTCCAACAGTTGTTCCATCAACCTCAGTAACAATACCTTTTAGGTATCCATCTGCTTGTGATGTTGTACCTGCAGCAACAAGTGCTTTACCAATCATTGACTGGGTTACAGCATAACCAACAGTATTAACACCAACAACTGAAAGTAATTGCTGATCTGCTTTTGCATCACAAATTGCTACCCTTATACCATTTGCCCATGTACCAGGGTTTTTGGAAGCAACAACTGTACTTGAAATAGTGTTATCGTCATAACCTAATTGGTTATAATGATCATCACTCTTAATTTTTAATGCTGGTGTTGCATTATCAGATGCATTTTTAAGTCCTGTGTCATCTGCTCGTACAACTTGCATTGTACCGCCATATGCTAAGAAGGATGATGCAACCATCCAACTTTCATATTGCTTATCTGTATTATACGGTTTTCCAAACGTGCTAAAAAGATCATCTTCGCTCTCAATTAATTGAGGAAGACCTACTGGACCTCGTGCAAATGGAGCTGCTAACGCACCGATAGATCCAGAAACTGGATCAACTCTACCAATTGTTAAGTCAACCTCTCTTACGATAATTCCAGGAGATGCTAAATTTAATGGCATCTTTTACTCTCCGAATCTCATGTTTTATACTGAAATTATTTATTCAAAGGTGCATTTTCATCGGGGAAACAATGCGTGAACATTACCAATCTGGGTATGTCCAATCACTAAATGCCTTACTTTTTCTATTTTTAACTATCCTTTGTATTGTACAAACTTTACATTCATACGAATATGATGATGGTATTTCTCCTCTACTTTTTCTAGTTAGATAGTAATCTGTTAATAAATTTTTTACTTTACCACAAACTCTACATTTGCGTTCTGATAATAATAAATGCTCTAACTTTAACTGCTCATCAAAATCCACTTACATATAATCCCACATATAAGATCTATCACCATATTCATCAGTATGCCATCTATCTCCATTATCATCAACAAAACTTTCTGTTTCTAAACCTGTTTGTATGAATCCAAATGGTGCCATATCTTGTTCAATCTGATTCTTTTGCTCTTCATATATTCTCTTACGAATGTCATTATCTGACATTTCCTTAAAGTAATCTTGTTGAACTAACCATGCAAATATAACAAGGCACATTGCTAAGTCATCATTACACCCTTCTTCTGCCTCAAATGATTGATGTTTCTGAGCAAATGTAGTTAATTCCGATATAATCTCATAGTCATTACTGATTAACTTATCATCCTCCATCATAGTTTTGAGGTTAGAACAACCCAACTTCTTAACTGCTGATGTCATTCTTACACCAAGTTGAGTCTTCTTACCAGAGAATCCTTGTCCTACTATTTGTCCATTTCTTCCTCTCATGGATGCCATTAGAATATTTTCATACTCCAAATCATATTGAAGTATACTTGCAACTTGATCACCTATATCATTAACTTCAACTAAAACATAAGCATTATTATAACCTTTTGCAACATCAAGGATGATATTGGGAAATAACATAGGTTTAATTTCATTATTCCTATACTTAGCAACTACCTTATATGGGAACTCTGTGGTATCAAAAACTATAAATGCTGAATAGTCATTACCCAATCCTCTGGCAACGTCAACCGTAACTATGTAATTATGCTCTTTTTGTGTTTTTTCGTAAATATCTAATCCAGCACTTCTTGTAATAGGTTCCTCATACACCATCGTCCTCAATTTTGCAGGATTGATGAGTGTATTAACAGATCCTAAGAACTCACATTCAAACTCAATTTTAAATTGCTGTTCAGATGTGTTTGCAATAGTCTGTGCTTTCCATTCAGCATCCCTACCAGGAACTTGTGACCAATGAACATCTGTTGGTACATATTCATTCTTTCCTCTCTCTGCATCATGCCAATACCTATAAAAATGATTCATCCCGTGAGGGGTTGATACCATTATTACTTTCGTTGACTTACCAGACGTAATAGTAGGATAAACAGAACTAAAGAATGCTTCTGCGATATGATTTGGGACAAAGGCGAACTCGTCGAGGAAAAGGATATTGAACGACATGCCTCGGACAGCACTTGCAGACGTAGAAGCAGCCAGTATCTTTGATCCATTCTCCAGTTCTAAACTACCTTTATTCCAGGATATTATACCCTGTTGCATCCATTTAGGCAAATTCTCATATGCAATTTGTAGTCTACTTAATAAGTCTCTAGCAGTTGCTGCTTTGTTAGCAAGAATGCCAATGTTTGTACTATCATTAAAAACAGCATAATGTAACAAATATGATACAGATGTAGTAGACTTACCAGTCTGTCTAGGCATCTTGCAGATATTGAATCTGTTTTCATGGAAGTTTCTAATTAACTTCTCTTGGAAGTCATATGGATGAAATTGGGTTAATCCTTCATCCAAAGAAACAATCTTTATATAATTATTAGCAAAATATACTGGATCCTTCTTACATTTAATAAATTCAATGATTTGTTCTTCTGTAAAATCATGTTGTGTATTCGCTTTTTTTAAATTGGGATTACCAAGGTAAATATCGTCAGACATCTAAATCTTTCCTCCAATCCGAATACTCAGCACCTTTTACATAAGTAGGAACTAATTTTTCTGGTTTAACCAAATCAATCACCTCAAATGCTAAATTTCCATCAGCATCATTAACTTTAATACTATCCTCTTCCCAAGGTATATTATTTTTTGTCATTGTTCAAAATCCCATCCTTAAGCATTTTAGATAAATCTGAAGTCGATCCAACAAATACTGCATTATTTGTAACTTGACTTGGACCCTTTGCTTTCTCTTCATCAACTTCTTTAACTCTTTTCTGAAGTTCCATTAACTTATCAGTAGTATCAGCCACTGACTTAAGAATTTGTCCTGCGACTTCATATGCCCTTGGACTTGCACTTTCACCTGCAAGTTCCATAATGCCATTAAGAGATTCTTGTCCTTTTTCGATAAGTGAATATAGATTGGCACGGGTATAATCATAATCTTTCTCTATATCATCACTGATATTTTTTAATTTATCTTTCCTTTTTACACATCCATTCTCAGGAGTATTGGACACCTCAATATTACTCTCAATATTGAGTGCTTCATCAATAGGATCATAACTAGACATTGTTCTTATATATCGTCTTGTTGAGTTGGACTATAAGTTTGAGCATCACTATAGAATGATGTAGTTTCACTAAATCCAAAATCGTCACCAGGATTAGCAGTGATTGGATCTGGTTCAACAGTATACCTCATCTCCCTCTTAGCAGTTGCTGTATTGGTATCCATAGCAGTATCCACAATAACTTTTTTGATAAGTCCTTCTGAGGATTCTGCGACAGGTCCGAAGAGATAAGTTTTTGCTTCAAATCTTAAAGTATATATTAATGCTCTTCTTGTAGCATAGTCTCCTTCATAATCATCTTGGAAGGAAATATTACTTAAAACAATAGGAATATCTCTTTTCTCTCCAATTGATTGTACTAAATCAACCGTTAAATTGAATGATGGTTGGAAATATGGAAGTATCTGTTCTATTATCTGTAATGCATCATCATTTAATTTACACATAATACTTAATTCAAATCCAAGATTATATGGAACAGGCATATAAACTTTCTTTAATTTACTATCTCTACTATCAAGTGCCTTAAATGTTTGAGTTATACCAGACTTTCTTGTTGCATCATATGCAATATCAGTCATCTCAAATGACATTCTTGGTAATGTAATAGCAACCATTTTATTCAAATCTGGCTGCTGTTCTAATCTTGCTAGAAACTTTTGAGAAGGACCATACGCCAATGGAACCTTCATTTCTTGTGCAGTTACACCTTCTTGAGTTTCGTGTCTAACATAAATGTTGTTAAACAAAGTACCAAAACCAATAATGGTTTTTCTGACAATTTGGTGATAATAATAAGTTCCTAACATTAGAATGTACCAAATGGATTTGATTCAGAGAAATCTAGTATTTGATCAGCATCAAATTCTATATCATCGTTCTGAGAATATTTATCTGCAGTAGTGCTTGCTGTACCAGTTGTACTAGTTTCATAAGTAGCACCAGACTTAGCTCCAACTAATCTTTCACCCTCATAGAAGGTTCCAGTCATAATACCAACCTGAAGAACTCCAGTATCTGCATCCCAATTCTTAACCCGTCCAACAACATCAGATGTTTGTCCAATTACTTCTTCATTAAACCAGAATGTTCCAACTCCAACTGTAGCACCAGCACCAATTGTAACTGTTGGTGGTGAGAAGAATCCTGCACCAGCATCAAGAATATACATATTGGTTATTGGATTGGAAGATGCAGTACCAACAATAGCTTTAACAGATGCAGGTGCTTGTGGTGATAAAGATGGAAGACTTATAGCAACAGTTGGAGTAGTTGAATATCCAACACCATGATTTGTTATATTAATAACCTGCAAACCTTTCTTACCTGCAGGAACTAATGAGCATGTAGCAGCAGCACCTGTTCCTCCACCACCACTAATTGTTATAATAGGTGCAGTATTTCCATACCCAACACCAGCATGTGTTAGATATATGTACTCAAGTGAAGTAACTTGATTTCTGGTTGTAAGAACACCAACAGCAGTAGCAGTAGTTCCTGCACCTGGTGGGGCAGAAATAGTTATTGTTGGAGGACTGGTATAACCAGAACCATCATTACTCAGGAATATTTTCTGAAGTCCACCAGTTCCAATAACTGCAGTAGCAGTAGCAGTTGAAACGCTTTGAACTAATGGTAAATCAGTGATATGTCCTAAATCTTCTACCTTAGTATCAATCTCTTCAACACCAGTATCAATAACCTCATCCTCATATTCAAATAATTCACATTGAAGTTTATAAACATAGTTCTTACCTAACTGATAGAAAGGATCTTCATGCTCTACAAATTTAACTTCAAATAATCTATTTCCCAATGGGAAAAATACTAAATCACCTTCTCTAGGACGACTATCTATTATGATTTCATCATCAGGCATAGCTTCCATAAAAGGAGCAATAAAGTCTTCAAATCTTTCTCTTGAAATACTTATTGTTAATTCATCCTTCAAAGTCATACCAAATTTAGTCATGATATCACCTTGTCCACCATATCCGTCCCAAGTATCTACATATGCTTCTAATAAAAAATTATCATCAAATTTAGATCTTTCGAGTTCTTCAAATACGGTACTTCTATTTACAATTTTTCTAGGAATGTATGTTATTTCAACACCATAAATTTTCAGTTGCTCATTAATGAGCTCCTGCATTAAATTTTGTTCTCCAACAGAACCTTGTAAAAAGAAGGGATTAAGTGCCATTATCCAATAAAGTCTAGTGGTGGAACTTCATATTCAGTAGACATTCTTTCTTTAATGTCTTCTAAATCTTTTATTGCATCATCATAAATTTCACGTCCATTAAGTTCAATGCCACCAGGTAATTTGGTTCCTTTAAACTTAATCAGATTTTGTCCCCATTGCCTCTTAATGAGTGCAGTCAAATACTTTTTAACAAAACTATCATTATAACCTTGAGTAAATGATTCTGGATCCAATGCTCTATAACATTCTAAAATTATCCACTCATCAACAGCAGATTCACTCCAATCCATATCAATATATAATCTATCTTGTCTCTTATTAAACCTCATTTGCTTTTCTGGAGTTAATAAAAAATCAATATCCTCCAAATAAGTTTTTGTCATTGCATACTGCATTAACTCAACAGAATTGAAATAATACAAATCATTTAAGAATAACTGATATTTAATACTAAACATTCCCCCAGAAATTGAACTAGTATCAAACTTAAATACTTTTTCTACACCAAGAACAGAATCTGGAACTTGTATATAATTAGAAGTTTCATACCAATTGGAAGTTATAGATCCAATTCCAGTATTTACTCCCAATGCTGTAGTAGTTACTATACCAACTCCAGTGGTTCCAGTTGCTTTCCCTCTATCAATATCTGCTTGAGTTATCTTATATTTAAGAAACATTTTCTCAACACCATCAAAATGCCTCTCATTAAAATATTGAAAGGTATCATCGACTAAATCATCTATCTGATCATCATCGACATTGATTTCCAAAACTGGAGCTCCCAGTCTTCTTTTACAATAATCTATAAGTTCTTGTTTAGTTGATGGTTTTGCCATTAGAATTTCTCAGAGTCAATATTGGCTGCGATTTGTTTTTTAGTTCCTCTGTTTTTTCTCTCTAATTTTTTAGTCAAGTCTTCAACTTTTTCGGTTAAATCTTTTACTAATTGACTTAATGTAGCCTGTTTTGCTTCTAAAGCAACATTTTGAGAGAATAAGTCAAAGGACTTTTGTTGATATGTTATAATCAAATTCTTATAATCTTGTTCATTCATGGTTCAAAATATAAAAAAAGGTGGGATTGCTCCCACCTATATTTATAACTTATTTTTTAACCGTTAGAACGACCCACCATCTACGGTGATATTATGAAGAATTCTTTGTCCTCCACTATACCCAATTGTCTCTGTTGTACCTGCAGCATCCTTAATCCAT